ATGACGGCATGTTTGGTGGAGATGGTAGCTGGTGGATTATTGTTTTATTCATTTTTGCTTTCTTTGGATGGGGAAACAACGGCTGGGGCAATAATGGCAATGGTGGCGGATATGCAGCCACAGCAGCTACTCAGGCAGACATCCAGAGAGGATTTGACAATTCCGCAGTAATCAGCAAACTTGACGGAATTAACAACGGTCTCTGCGATGGATTCTATGCAGCGAACAACGGTATGCTTACCGGTTTTAATGGAATCAACACAAACATCATGCAGACTGGATTTGGAATCCAGCAGGCAATCAACGCTGATACTGTAGCGAATATGCAGAACACCAACGCTTTACAGGCTCAGCTTGCGAACTGTTGTTGTGAAACCAGGGAAGCTATCCAGGGCGTGAATTACAATATGGCACAGAATACCTGTGCATTGCAGAACACCATGAACAGCAACACAAGAGATATTATCGACAGCCAGAACGCAGGGACAAGAGCGATTCTTGACTATCTCTGCAATGAAAAGATTTCTAACCTGCAGGCTGAAAACAATGACCTCAGACGTGCCGCTTCTCAGGATCGCCAGAGTGCATTGCTTACAACTGCAATGGCTTCACAGACACAGCAGCTTATTAATGCGATTAATCCAGCACCGATCCCGGCATATCAGGTTCCTAACCCGAACACATTTTACGGATGTGGATGCAATACTGGATGCAATTGCTGATAACTTCATATCGAGAGTATCTTTCGATTGATTTCGGATGTCGGCTTATGCCGTATTACACAGAGGGGCAGGCTGAGACCTGTCCTTTTGTGATATGAAAGGGGTATTTTTATGGCAGAATTTACAAATGTGGCTGCTCAGACTGTAGCAGCAAATGGAAACGTAGTATTTTCAAACACAGCAGTTAAGGGTTCTAACTGTATTCAGCACAGAGAGGGAAGTGGAATTATCACACTGAGAGGACTGACTAATCAGTGTAAAGCGAGATTCTTCGTGGATTTTTCTGGCAATATCGCAATTCCAACAGGCGGTACTGTCGAGGCTATCTCTCTGGCTATTGCAATTTCTGGTGAGCCGGTTCTTTCTTCTCAGATGATCTCCACACCGGCAGCAGTGGATCAGTACAACAATGTGTCCTCTGGCATCTATATTGATGTACCTCGTGGATGCTGCGTTAATATTGCGGTAGAAAACACAAGCGGTCAGGCTATTTCTGTTGCGAACGCAAACATTGTCGTGACCAGAGAAGCGTAGGAGGTGCAGTTATGAGAGATATTAAAGATTTATGCGCAAGAATTGAAGATGAACTGTCCAAAATCGCTGACAGTGGACTGACCACTGGAAATCTGGATATGACGTATAAGCTGATTGACATGTACAAAGATATCAAGAATACACAGTACTGGGACAAAAAAGTGGAGTACTATAACACTGTCCTTGATGAGATGCGTGGCGGCTATAATGACGATTACAGCGAACGCGGAAGAAAGCGTGACAGCATGGGGAGATACAGTGCAAATGACGGCAGGATGATGCCGGATTACGACAGGGGTAGTTCTTATGCCAGACGTGGTGAGCATTATGTCAGAGGGCATTACAGCCGTTCTGACGGACGAGATGCTTATGACGACTATATGACACAGAAACAGAGCTATCGTTCCGGCAAATCTGAGGACTGCAAAAGAAAGATGCTTGCTGCTCTGGAAGAACACCTGGACGAACTCACAACAGAAATGAGCGACATGTCCAAGGACGCAGAGTGCCGGGAAGAACGTGATCTTGTCAAGAGATACGTGGAAAAACTCCGGGATATGCTCTAATTGGCTAAAACATGTACCACAACTTTTGGAAAGGTTTGTGGTACAATGTATTTATGAGGAAGATTCGTAAGTGGTTTCCGCCACTTGACATAGACATTTTTCATTGATTCCTCCTTTCTCGGGTGCGTGTCCTTAATAGAAAATGCAGTGGCCGGATTGTCACATAAGATGCATGAGGTTGAAAAGCGGATGCAATTTCCGACACGTGCCATTACTGTCTATATGACTTGCTCGCTCGCATAGACAGTACGCACCTCCTTGTAAAAGGTAAATGGGCGGACAGGCGCCCGGAACAACTCGTGGCAGGCATGACACGTTAAACACCTTGCTAACCCGGGAATCCGGGTTGACGAAATGTAGCTCAGGTGGAAGAGCGGAGGACGCATAGTCCTTGACGTCGGTGGTTCGAGTCCACCCTTTTCGATTACCTTGCCAGTGGTCTAACTGGCTTAATCCATACCTGCGGCGGCAGGTCAATAAACACGACCAGGAGGATATGTATGCAGAAACTTATTGACACATTAAAATCATTTGGAATCGAGATCCCGGAGGACAAACAGGCAGATGTGAAGAAAGCACTCTCTGAGCATTATAAGAATGCGAAAGAAGTAGCAAAAACTCTGTTAAAGGTCGAAGGAGAACGAGACAGCTGGAAAGAACGTGCTGAGACAGCAGAGGAAACCCTGAAAGGTTTTGACGGTATCGACCCGGCGAATGTTAAGACCGAGTTAGAGACTTGGAAGCAGAAAGCGGCAGATGCAGAAAAAGAGTTTAATGCAAAAATCTATGACCGTGATTTCTCAGATGCTCTGAAAGCAGCACTCGACGATGTTAAGTTTTCCAGTGAAGCGGCTAAGAAGTCTGTTATGGCAGACATCAAGGAAGCAGGATTGAAACTAAAAGACGGCAAAATCCTTGGACTGAACGACTTAATCGAACAGATGAAGCAGTCTGACGCGTCTGCTTTTGTGGATGAATCTCAGCAACAGGCTCAGCAGAATCAGGCGAGATTTACCACTCACGTTGGACAGCAGCAGACACCAGGAAGCATGACAAAGAAAGATATCGAAGCGATCAAAGACCCATCCGAAAGGCAGGCTGTAATTGCTCAGAATATCCAGCTATTCCAGTGATTTTTTACACCGACTATACACCAGAGTATAGCCGCTAACCCAATACCTTAACAATTATGGGTAGAAAGGATTTTTTTATGCCAGCAAAAACTAATCTTATTATGACTAATGATATTCAGGTCACAGCACGTGAGATTGACTTTGTTACCAGATTTGAAAGAAACTGGCAGCACTTACGTGACATTCTGGGTATCATGAGACCTATCAAAAAGCAGCCGGGTGCTGTACTCAAGTCCAAATACGCAGAGGGTACTTTACAGAGCGGAAAGGTGGCAGAGGGTGAGGAGATCCCTTACAGCAAGTTTACCGTAAAAGAAAAGACCTATGCGGAAATGACTATTGAGAAGTACGCAAAGGCTGTGTCTATCGAAGCAATCAAGGATCACGGTTATGAGAACGCTGTTCAGATGACCGATGATGAATTCCTTTTCCAGCTTCAGACTGACGTTACCAGCAGATTTTATGACTATCTGAAAACCGGTACACTTACTTCCACAGAAACAACATTCCAGATGGCTCTGGCAATGGCTAAAGGCCGTGTAGAGAACAAATTCAAACAGATGCACAGAAATGTGACTGGTGTTGTTGGATTTGTCAACATTCTGGACGTATATGAATACCTCGGAGCAGCTGAGATCACTATTCAGAACCAGTTCGGCTTCCAGTACATGAAGGACTTTATGGGATTCAACACTATCTTCCTGTTATCTGACAGCGAGATTTCGAGAGGACAGGTTATCGCAACACCTGTTGAGAACATCGTTCTGTACTATGTTGACCCGAATGAATCTGACTTTGCAAGAGCAGGACTTGTATACACCGTATCTGGCGAGACAAACCTGATCGGATTCCACACTCAGGGCAACTATCACACAGCAGTGTCCGAAGCGTTCGCAGTTATGGGACTTACTCTTTTTGCGGAGTACATTGACGCAATCGCAGTAATCACCATTGATGAGACGCCAACGCTTGGTACTCTGACAGTAAATTCCGTGGCTGGAACAGAAAGCGGTGATACAAAGATCACTGTAAATCCGGTTAAGGAAAATGCCGGCAATGTGTATAAATACAAAGTTGCAGCAGAAGCAGTAACTGTTGGATATGGACAGAATCTCAGAAACTGGAGCACTTGGGACGGAAAAGCCGATATCACAGCGGCAACCGGACAGAAGATCACAGTGGTTGAGTGTGATGGAACATACAAGGCACTGAATGCCGGAAGTGCAAGCGTAATAACAAAATCATAAATGCAGGAGGTAACTGGCATGGCTTATGCAGATTATGAATTTTATACAGGATTATTCGGCAATGTTGTGCCAGAAGCTGACTTTCCACGACTGGCAGAAAGAGCCAGTGATTTTGTAGATTTAATGACATCCGACAGACTGGTGGACGGACTGCCGACAGATGAACGCTCACAAAAGCGTATCAAAAAGGTGGTCTGTTCATTGGCTGAATTAATGTACCAGATTGAACTTGCTGAGAAGAATGCTACCAATGCCGCTGTGAGTGGTACGTCAACCACAATCGGGTCCGGTGGTAGCACGACAGGCATTGCAACATCTGTATCCTCTGGCAGTGAATCCATCTCTTACGCGACGCCTCAACAGATTGGGGCAAGCGCAAAGGAATGGAGTGCAGTGTATGCCGCTGCCGGAGATGCGCAGAAAACGAACGGCTTGCTTCTTAAGACAGCTTTACCGCTTCTGATGGGAGTAAGGACGGATGATGGCATACCGATATTGTATGCGGGATTATAAAAGGAGGCAAAGATGGAAGCATTATTTACAAATGTAACTCTGATTCTGGCAGTAATCAGTGTTTTGGCGTTTTGCGTGTCTGTAATTACACAGGTGATTAAAAACGTTGGATTCCTGTCAAAAATTCCGACAGATGCCTTGGTGCTTGTACTGTCAATCGGAATCACTGTAGCTGCTTTTGTGGCGTATATGCAGTACATTCACATGACAATCTTGTGGTATATGATTTTAGCAGCTATCATGGCGGGATTTATTGTGGCGTTTATTTCCATGTTTGGGTGGGAAAAGATTACGGAATTGTGGAAACGAACGTCAAAGGTTGACGTGGATAAGCTGAAAAATAAATGATTAAGGAGAGGGTATCATGTACGAAAAAACGGTGACGGTTTTTAATTATTACGAATCAGCCACGACAGGAGATGCGTACTGGTATCCTCATGTTTTATCCGGCGTTGACCTCATTACGGACAAGGGAGCAATCCTTAAAAAGTACGGGCCAGACGCAACTGACAACGCACAGTTACACGTTCGATATACCGTCCAGAACGGCGATATAACCATTACTGATAAAAACGGTAAGATTCTCCCATGGATTCCGCCTAAAGAGTGGAAAAGGCAGATTAACAACGCTCTAGAGGATACTATCACATTCTCAGATGAATCGTTCTTCTGGGAGGGCGAGTGGACTGGTGGGACGGTAACTGATGGTGATTATCGGAATGGATTTTACCAGTACATGAACGAGAACAAGGATAACGTGTTTAAGATTACCAGTGTAGGCGGTCCGTATACGCTAATTCCACATTTTGAGATTCTAGGTAAGTGATATGAGTAAGATTCATCATTTCAAAGGATTCTCCGTAGTTAATGGGGATATGAAAATAAAGCTGAATATGGACAGGTTCTCCAGACAGTATCAAGAAGCTCAGTACCTCCTTGATGGAATGGTTATGGACAGCATGGTGCCGTTTATGCCGATGATTTCGGGAGATTTTATCGATAAGACAAGGGCAAGAAGTTCCTCTATGCAAGGCACAGGCTTTGTTTGTGCGGCGGCAGAACCTTATGGCAGATTCCTCTATATGGGAAAAACGATGGTGGACGAGCTGACTGGAAGTTCTTACGCTCGGCAGTATGCCAAGAAAGTCCTCGTCAGTCAGTTCTCTGGTCGGACAGCCGCAAAGGAAAATCTTGAATACACCAAACAGGCACATCCACGGGCACAGGCAAAGTGGTTTGATGCCGCTAAACGACAATACGGCAGCACATGGATTCGCAAAGTAAAAGCACAGGCAGGAGGTGGCAGACATGGCGGATAAACCTATCGGTAAAGATGCAACTGGATATGAGATTTTGACAGATGCCATGAAAGCACTTTTAAACCAGTATCCGGGACTGTACGAAAATGAAACAATCAAGTTTGAAGAACTTGGCAAGGAATCAGGAATTGCGTTCTCAGCAGATAACGGGGCGTTGGTCTATTCAGAAAAAGAAGATGTTTGCGGCGTGATGCACCAAATTTGCCAGTACCCATTCTATGTAGTATACCGAACAGCGTCCGACAAGGAAAGGCAGAAACTATCTGTTCAGAAATTCCTCGACAGTCTTGGTAAATGGATATGCCGAGAACCAGTTATCATAAATGGTACTGAGACGCGCTTAAATGCGTTTCCTGAGCTTTCGCAGGGGCGAGTGATAAAACGTATCACACGCGATAACTCTTATGGTTTAGAGCCACAGGAGAGTGGTGTACAGGATTGGTTATTGCCATTGTCAGTGCGCTATGAAAACACATATGAAGTAATATAACGAGTAACAACCGGCTATCAATTAGAGATAGCCGCTAACCTACACAGCCTTTTAAAAGTTATAGGCAGAAAGGACATTTCTATGGCAGTTACAGGCAAGATTGACCGTAAATATATGGCTCATTATATCGATGCAGGTTCTCTCTGTGGAGGACTGACATCGAAGTATGAGCGCCTTGGAAAGGATCTGGAAGAGTACAATGTAGAACTCAATCCAGATACTGAAACATCTAAAAACATTCTCGGAGAATCCACGTTCAAACACAATGGCTACGAAGTTTCTTCTGATGCTGATCCGTTCTATGCAGATACCACATCGGACCTGTTCACAGCGTTGCAGAAGATTGTAGATGGACGTCTCAAAGACGATAACCTTAAAACAAAAGCAGTTGAAGTTCATCTCTGGACAGAAGCTACAGCAGGCAAATATGAAGCATACCAGCAGGAGTGCTACGTTGTTCCGACCTCCTATGGCGGTGATACATCCGGATATCAGATTCCATTTACCGTTAACTATGTTGGCGAACGTGTAAAAGGCAAATTTGATATCAGTTCCGGTACATTCACAGCTGACAGCGAATAAGCACATATACAAGGAGGACGTGCCAAATGGCAAAAGTAATTAATACCAAAATTGATGATGGAATTCTCATTTTCACATTCACGAATAATGAAGACGAAGTCTTTTCTTCTTTCAAACTGAACCCGACTGATATCAATGTAGCAGCACGTGCAGAGGAGCTGGCAGAATACTTTGAGCAGCTTAAAGATTCTATTCAGAAAGTCACTTCCGGCAAAGAAATGGCTGAACTCAACAAACAGATCGAAGACAAAATCAACTATCTGCTCGGATATGAAGCATCTAAGGATTTATTCAAAGAACCAATTACCGCAACAACTGTTTTTGGAAATGGTCAGGTGTTCGCTTACATTGTTCTGGATAAGATCGCAGAAGCAATTGCGCCGGAAATCGAAAAGAGAAAAAAGAAAATGCAGGCAGCAGTCAATAAGTATACGGAGAAGTATGCAAAATGACCGCCTATGAGCTTCCCACCTCACTCAATATAAGTGGGGTGGATTTTTCTATTAGAACCGATTTTCGAGCGATCATTGATATTCTCATAGCCATGAATGACCCGGAACTGGACGAGCAGGCAAAAGCAGTTGTTATGTTACAGATCCTGTTTGAGGACTGGCAGAGCATACCGTCTGAGTGTCTGGATGAAGCTTGTCAGAAAGCATCGGAGTTCATCGACTGCGGACAGTTGGACGATAATCCGAACCGCCCAAAGCCCCGCTTAATGGACTGGGAACAGGACGGAGATATGATTGTTCCAGCAGTAAACAAGGTTGCTGGTAAGGAAATCAGATCTGTGCCATATATGCACTGGTGGACGTTTTTCGGATATTTCATGGAGTCTGGAGAGTGCCTGTTCAACACCGTAGTTGGAATCCGGTCAAAAAAGGCAAAAGGTGAACGGTTGGACAAATGGGAAAAGAAATTCTATCAAGAAAACAAGAACATTATTGATATAAAAACACGTCTCAGCGATGAAGAGCAAGCTTATAAAGATAAGTTGAATGAGATGTTGAACCTCAAATAGTTAGGAGGTGGACACATGGCTGCTGATGGCTCAGTCATTATTGATACCAGAATGGACACGTCAGGCGTGCAAAACGGCGTATCAGCTATAAAACAGTCATTTAACGGCCTTGGAAGTACTGTAAAAAGAATCGGTCTGCTAATTGGTGGAGCATTTGCAGTTGGCAAGTTAGTGCAGTTCGGAAAAGAGTGCGTGGAACTCGGCTCTGATCTCACAGAAGTACAGAACGTGGTCGATGTTACATTTACCACCATGTCTGACAAGGTAAACGAATTCGCAAAGAACGCCATGACCTCAGCCGGACTGTCAGAGACAATGGCAAAAAGGTATGTTGGTACATTCGGAGCAATGTCTAAGTCGTTCGGTTTCTCTGAACAGCAGGCTTATGACATGTCAACGGCTCTGACGCAGCTGACTGGTGATGTAGCATCATTTTACAACATTTCGCAAGACTTGGCTTATATAAAACTGAAGTCAGTTTTTACAGGAGAAACGGAAACACTTAAAGACTTGGGTTAACAATTAGCTCCCTTACACAGCAATGTGTATTGAATAACATGGTGAACGAAGAAATCTTCGGTGTGTTGCTTTATGAGCAATGCTAACGGTAAAAGCCTAAAATTATTTAAAAAACTTGTGGTTATGACACCTATATGATATAATATTTATAGGAGGTGATTTCCATGAGTGAAGAAATTTGGAAAGATATTAACGGCTACGAAGGTCTGTATCAAGTAAGCAATCTGGGAAGAATAAAAAGTCTTGAGCGTAGATGCAAGGCAAAATGGTATACAAGAAAAGTACCAGAGAAAATTTATTCTCCTGCGCTTGATACTTACGGTTATCCAATAGTCTCTTTGCATAAAGACGGCAAAAAGAAAACAATTACAATTCATAAATTGGTTGCAAATGATTTTCTTGAAAAGCCGGACGGTTGCAATTCTATTAATCACATTGACGAAAACAAGCAGAATAATTGCGTTGAAAATCTTGAATGGTGTACTGTTCAAGAAAACAATGCTTATGGAACGAGAGTAGAACGGTTAAGAAAAACTCAGCAAAGAGCAGTTCTACAATGTGATTTAGACGGAAACGTAATCAAAGAATGGGAAGGAATGAACTTCCTTTGCAGAGAAACAGGATACGATCAAGGCCTAATATCTAAAGTATGCAACAATGTTTATAGGCATCGCACTGCATATGGATTCAAATGGAAATTTAAATAATCATGGTAATACCGTGCTAAGCATCGGAGAGTCTCGTTAAGAGGCTCTTTTTTGATGAAAGTGTAACGACTATTCCGTAAGGAAGTAGGTTTAAGGTGAAATTCCCTATTCCGAAGTGCCATGCATCCTATTTGGATGAAGAGATAGTCTACTCCCCTAATAAATATCGGGAAACCGAGGGTATAAAGGGTCGTTATGACACAAAGCGCACTTGATCAGTATGCACTTGCCAACGGCTATGGTAAAACCACATCTGCCATGACCGAACAGGAGAAAGTAGCTCTCCGATTGGCTTTTGTGCAGAAGCAGTTATCAGCTGCATCTGGAGATTTCATTCGTACTTCAGGCAGCTGGGCGAACCAGGTGCGAGTGATGCAGTTACAGCTGCAATCTCTCAAGGCAACAGTCGGACAGGGACTGATTAATATTTTTACACCTGTTCTGAAAGTAATTAATGTTCTGCTCGGTAAGCTGGCAACGTTAGCCAATGCTTTTAAATCCTTTACGGAATTAATCACCGGTAAGAAATCCTCTGGTCAGACAAGTGGAAGTGGAGCAGGTCTCACAGGCGATGCAAGCGGCGTGCAGGATACGGCAGACGCTTATGGACAGGCGGCAGACAACGCCAGCAAGCTTGCGGATTCTACAGAAGATGTAGCCGATGCAACAAAAGACGCAGCTAAAGCTGCGAACGGATATCTGAGTCCACTTGATGAGATTAATCGGTATTCAACTCAGAATACATCGTCAACAGCAAGTAAAGTCCCGTCCTCAGGAACAGGATCAGGAGGAAGCCCTGGTGGTCTAGCCGGAGCTGTCGGGAGCGTTGATTATGGAAAAGTAGCAGAGGGTGAAACCGCTCTGGATAAAATCAGCAAATCAGCTGAAAAGCTTGCGAAGCTCTTAAAAAAGCTCTGGAAACCATTTCAGGACGCTTGGAAAAAAGAGGGCAAGAACACCATTAGTGCGGCGCAGATAGCCTTGTCGGGAATCGCAAAGCTCGCTAAGAGTGTAGGCAGGAGCCTTGTAGAAGTCTGGACAAATGGCACAGGTACGACAATGCTTACAACCATGCTGAGGATTGCTCAGAATGTGCTTAAAACTATTGGAAATATTGCTTCCGGTTTTGCTGACGCATGGAACAAGAATAATGTCGGAACGCAGATTATCCAGAATATTGCAAATGCTCTTGTGGTAGTTATGCAGTTCATTGAGAGGATTGCCGCAGATACGGCGACATGGGCGGCGAACTTGGATTTCTATCCATTGTTGGAATCTATCAGTAATTTGACAAGTGCATTTGCACCAATTCTGGAATCCATTGGAAATGTACTTGAATGGATTTACAACAACATTGTCCTCCCGATGCTAAAATGGGTCATTGAGGTAGGGCTTCCGACAGTGATTAATCTGGTGTCAAAAGTAGCTACGTTTCTCGCCGATCATCAGTCGATCGTTGAAGCGTTCGGTGCGGCCCTGATCGGGGCGTTCGCAGCGGCGAAGATTGCAGGATTGGCGTCGATAATCATTAAAAACGTGTCTGGAATCGCTATGGCCGCAAAGGGGCTTATCTCGTTAATGACTGGTACAGGCGGCATCATGGGCGGTATCAAAGCCATTGCAACAGCTATCGGACCAGGTGGAGTCTTTGTTCTTGCAGTCGGCGCATGTATTGCGATTGGTGTATTACTGTACAAAAACTGGGACAAAATCAAAGAAATGGCTGGAAAGGTATGGGATTGGATTTCTAATAAAACAAGGCGTTTTGTTGAGGATATTGGGAATAAGCTCAGAGGTCTAGCTACCAAAATGACGACCATTTGGGGGAACATAAAAGCCAGCGCACATCAGAAATGGAATGCTATATGGTCTACTGTTAGTGGTTTTGTTGAAAGAATCAAGAATGCTATTGTTGATAAATTCACATCCGCTAAAAACACTGTAGTCGGTGTATTTAACGGAATGGGAGACGCTATCAGGTCTGTTCTGAACAACATCATAAGTGTTGTAAACGGGGCTATCAGTAAAGTGAATGGAGTTGTTAGTGCGATTGAATCAGCGTTCTCTTTCGGCCCATGGAAAGTACCGACCCCATTCGGCTCAAAGACTATCGGATTCAGAGCTACTTTCCCAAGAGTGCCGACGGTCCCGTATTTAGCCAAGGGTGCAGTTATTCCACCAAGAAGTGAGTTCCTTGCAGTTCTGGGCGATCAGAAACAGGGTAACAACATCGAGACGCCGGAAGCTCTGCTCAGAAAGATCGTCCGAGAAGAAACAGCAGGAAGACAGACAGGTGGTGGAAGTTACCGATTTACAGCTCAGATCAACCGCAGGACACTGTTTGACGAGATGATGAAAGAAGCACAGATGAGGCGAGATACAAGCGGTAGAAACCCGTTTGAAATGGCATAGGAAGGAGGGCTTATGGAAAAGTACAAAATCAACGGAACAGCAATTTGGCAGCCGGATAAAGACCTTGCGCTCTCCTTTGCCACGACTTACACAGAATCCAGTCAGAGAACACAATACGGTGTAGGCTACTTTACGCCGATGTTTACTGTAGAACAGTATACATATAAGGCCAGTGACCTCCCGATGGCAGAAGCAACTAAGATTTTACAGATAGTAGCGAAAGGATATAAATTTACGCTACATTATTTTTCACCGTATTACGGAGTTTGGAGAGACGCTCCGTTCTACGTAGGCCAGACGCAAAACATAGCTATCGGGGAACTGTCGGATGACAGAAAAATGATGTCATCGCTAGAATTTAACATGACGGGGGTGAATCCACTGTGATTAACGTAAGTAACGCATTCAGAGAGAAACTTGAAGCCGGCGAGCCAGTCAGAATGGTAGTGGATATCACCTTTCCTGACGGGACGAAAAAGACTATTAATAAAGATATCATGAATGGCGACAACGGGTTTTCTGACTGTGCAGATAGCAGCAGTTTTCCGGTCGGCGCTACCATTTGCAAAACGCTGACGTTGAGCATCAATAACGATCAGGAACAGTGGAAGAACTACAGCTTTTACGGAGCTAAAATTCATGCTTATCTGAAGCTTCAGACGTCGTATGCAGCACCGGAGTCTGTAAGCACGCTGCTGGACGAAAGTTATAACCCGATTCTGGACAGTACCGGAGATTCTATCATCGCAACACAGGCAGCTATAAAAGACATCATTGAAACTATTGACAAAGGAGTCTATACAGTCACTACGCCGGAGCAGTACTCAGATATCATCAATGTTACGGCGCTGGATGATATGTATAAGGCAAATAAGACATATACTAGCGGATTAAAACTACCACAGTCACTCATTAACCTTGTAAGAGATGCTTGTAAGACTGTCGGCATAGGTATGAATCTGACTATGAATCATGGCGATATTATAATAAGAAGCGTTCCTGACAGTATGACGTTTCGCCAGTTGTTCGGATATGCGGCTATGGTTGAGTCTGCGAATGCGCGAATTGATTATTCCGGGAATCTCCAGTTTGTGAAATGGGATTTTGAAAAAGCAGATGTTCCGGAATTGAAGAACTATGGAAACCCACCTGCGCTTTCCAGTGATGATATAGTCATAACCGGAATTAAGGTAACGAACGGGCAGTCAAACAACGATGCTGAGACTGATTATTCCGGCATGTACGGAGAGGAAGGGTACGTCCTTGAACTTGAGAACGAGTTGATTGACACCGATCAGCTTCAGACAATAGCAAATATAATCGGTGAACAGATCGTAGGGGCACGATTCCGGAATCTTGAAGGCGATCTGGTATACAACCCGCTCGTCGAGTTTGGCGACATGGTGTACACTTACGACCGATTAGGCAGCAAATACGTTACTCCTCTGACAGATGTTTCCGGAAATGTAGGTGGCCTGACTACAGTTAAGACACAGGCTGATGATCCAATCAGAGGCAGCAGTGACTTTTACGGAAATAGTACGAAAGCTATAGTTGCGGCACGTCAGATGGTACAAAAAGAAACGTCCGCAAGAGAAGAGGCTATACAGAGATTAGCTGAAACACTCCGTTCTTCGAGCGGTCTGTATATGACGCAAGAGCCACAGCAGGATGGCAGTATTATATACTACATGCACAATAAGCCGACCATAAAAGAATCTAACATAATCTGGAAACTGACAGCAGAAGCGTTTGCCGTGTCGATTGATGGCGGAAAAACGTATCCTTACGGCTTTGCGGTGACTGGCGAATTAATAACCAGACTGCTCTACGCAGAGGGCATTAATGCTGATTATATCAACGCAGGAACGCTCATCGTAAGAGATAAGAGTGGAAATGTGATATTTGAAGCAGATATGGATACTGGATCAGTTACTCTTGACGGAAGTTATGTGACGATCGGCGGTAAACCACTTGATGAAAAGATTGAAGATGTTGAGAACATGGCAGCTCTGGCCAGAAACATGACCATGCAGCTTGATAACGACTATCAGGGAATCCCGGTAGACTCTGACGGCAACTATACAGAGTTCCCGGAGTGCACCACAACGGCGACCGTCATGTACGGCACACAGGATATCACGGATAACTGCACGTACACGATTACGACATCCCAGAACATACAGGGAAACTGGAATAAGGAAACTAAGACATACACCGTTACCGGACTGACCGCAGACAGCGGATGGGTGAACATCAAGGCGGCATATCTGAACAACCTTGTCGTATCGAAACAGTTCTCACTTGCGAAACAGTACGCCGGACCGCAGGGGATTCCGGGCGTTGGAATAGATGGAAAGACAACGTATCTGCATATCCAGTACGCACCGGTACAGAACCCGACAGCGGCGCAGATGAGCAAGACACCAAACAAGTATATCGGAACTTATACGGACTTTTCTGGCGTTGACAGTACCGACCCGAGCAAGTACACGTGGGCGAAATTCGAGGGCGACCAGGGCGTGCCGGGAACACCGGGAGTAAATGGAAAAACGCCGTACTTCCATATCGCATATGCCAACAGTGCGGATGGTAGAACAGGTTTCTCTGTGGATGATAGCGTCAATAAGCTGTATATCGGGCAGTATACCGATTACACGCCAGACGATAGCACCGACCCGACGAAATATAGCTGGACAAAGATTAAGGGTGAACAGGGGACTGCCGGAAGGACTTACTTCTTCCAGAGCAATGCGGATGTGTTGCTTATGGGAGCAGACAAGAAGATAACACCGGCGCCGCTCATTGTAGATTCGTTCTACCGTGATGGAAATGGCGAAGTTGCACAGCCACAGAAAGGCTGGTGGAAACTTGAAAAATCCACCGACAACGGTGCTACGTGGGCAATACTCACGGTATCGCAGACTACGGCACTTGACCGCCTGAAGATTAATGTCAACGGACTGTCACTCAAGGCACATGACATGCTCAAGGTTTCACTGTATTTTGACCAGTCGAAAACGAAGCTTGCGGACTATCAGACATATTCCGTTGCGGTTGATGTAGCGTCACTGACACAGGAACAGATAGTTGATATCCTGTCAGATGATGGGAAGTTTAAGGGGCTGTACTACGAAAAGGACGAAAGCGGGAACACGACGCTGTATATTTCTTTCAATGCCATGAAAGGTGGCGTTATCAGTCTTGGCGGCACGAATAACGGAAATGGTCAGTTGAAGATTTACGATGCTGACGGAAATCAGATATCGAGATTAGGATATACCGGATATGTCGTACTTAATAAGAACACCGGAAACCCGATGGTATCTCTTAACACTGCCGGATTGCGATTGTATACGGACTATACAGACGCAAAGAACTACCAGGCTTTGATGCTTGGAAAGTACGGATTATACGCACAGGATGTGTCTGATGATGCTATTAGACTTTGGCAGGAAGGAACCGGCGGCGGTTATATTGTAAAATATCAAAATGACACAGTTTGGATATATACGGACAATCTTACGGCCATGAATAATGTAACTGTTGGCGGAACCCTTATGTTTTACGACTTGGAGAACCAAACAAAAACATCCAATAAAGTCAAAAGACAGCCGGTAGCGTCTGTAAGCGCAGATGATTCGCAAGTGGCCTATCTTTTTTCGGGAACAGGCAGTAAGCACGGAGAAACAATAGTGCACCGCCGTTTAGGAATCCGCGCCAAATGGGGTACGCCTGGCTTTAGCACAGATTACTTATACACAGATGGACAGGTTTCCGACATCCGTCTAAAAGAAAACATCGAAAACAGCGAAACAGACGCTCTCGAAACGATCAATCAGATGAAAGTCCGTCAGTTTGACTGGAAAGAGCGGATGGGCGGATGGCATCAAAACATCGGTTTCGTGGCGGATGAATTGGAAGAAATCGACCCAAACTTGGCTCTGGGCGGCGGATATGACGAAAACGGCGAGATGGACATTAAACAGATTAACAGTCCGTATCTTCTCAACTACGCCATCAAAGCCATACAGGAACTAAGCGCTAAGGTTGAATCACAAGAAAAACGTATCAAGGAATTAGAAAGGAGATTGCAATAATGGGAAAATTTAACGAGTACACACAGAAAGCAACACCGGCGGACAACGACACACTGATGATTTACGACGCAACATCGAAGTCAAACAAGCTTTCGCCGTTCAGTGGAATTTGGAACTGGATTGTTGGGAAACTGACCAATGCGGTTATCAGCAACTTGCAGACGAGCAACCAGACGGTACTGAGGGCGATTAATGAATTAAATAGTAAGACAACATTAAAAACATACCAAGGAGATAGTCTTTCTTCTACTTTTGGTCGGATACGTATAAGTAAAAATTTAGGATTTTCAAAACCTTCAAGTATATTTGTATTTGGTTATGAGGGAGTGGGCATAGTATTATTTGATACCATGAACGTTGATTCGTTACCAAAAAAAGCAGTTAATATTTACGGTAATATATTGACTCAAACAGATGATGGAACAGTTCTTGTCAATTTTGTTGATACATACAGGCAAATAACTATTATATCTCCACAAAGTATAGAAATAGAAGTAGAATCTGTTGAGCAATAGCCCTCTTCCCATTTTATTGATTAAGAAACTTTGAAAATTTCATAAAAAGGAGTTGATAAATTGGAAATTAAAGGTATTGACGTATCATCCAATCAAGGAAAACCGGACTGGCCGAAAGTGGCTAAATCCGGTATCAAATTCGCCATTTTAAGAATCCATCAGAAAGCAGGCGTTGACAGCTCATTCGAGTACAACTACAAGGGGTGCAAGAACAACGGAATCCTTGTCGGTGGGTATAAGTATTCATACGCTCTAACACCGGCACAGGCGATTGACGAAGCGGAAGACGTGATTGCCGCACTGAACGGACGGGGACTGGACTTCCCAGTGTTCTACGACCTTGAGTGGTCTAATCAGCAAAAACTCGGTAAACAGGCAGTCGAAAACATTGCCGTCGCATTTCTGACCAGAATGAAGAAAGCTGGTTATAAGGTCGGTATCTACTGCAACACGGACTGGTACAACGGCGTTCTGACTGACGCACTCAGAAAGTATGAGTGCTGGATTGCACATTACCCAGACCCCGATAATGGAACAATGCAAACAAGGGTAAAACCAAAAGCAGGAATTGGCTGGCAGTATTCCAGCAAAGGAAAAGTATCTGGAATCAGCGGCAACGTTGACATGGATGTGTTCTACAAGGACTATAGAGGAACAGCACAGAAAGGAGAAACTAAAATGGTAAAAATCAGTAACTGTGGGCATGACGAAAACGGAAGATATGCAGGTGGAAAAGCAGGAGATCAGACTGGGACAGAGTATCAGATCATGAACTGGTACAGCAGACCGTGGCTCTGCGTCCTGAGATTTAATGATGCTAAAATCGCATCCATGATTGCAGACATGGCGACAAAAGCAGCACAAAACAATCTCATCGGCTACGATCAGGGTACCGCCGGAAACAGCAATGACCGGTATACGTTCTGGCAGCACTTAAAGGCAAGTAACTACGATCCGGCACAGATCACGGTAGCTTGTGAATCTGATTGCAGTGCGAGCACAGCAGCTATCGTCAAGGGGGCTGGGTATCGCTTAAATAACGCAAAACTCAAGGCAGTCAGTATCTATCTGACGACACGGAACATGAGAGCCGCAATGAAGGCTGCTGGTGCGAAAGTACTGACGGATAGTAAGTATCTGACATCTGGTGACTATTTAAAGGCAGGAGATATCCTCCTGAACGATAATCACCACGTGGCTATTGCTGTTACCACCGGTGCAAAAGTAAGTACACCTTCAACTACGCTTACCGGTACCTTCCAGACAAGACTTCCGATTCTGAGAAAGGGCAGTTCCGGTACAGCTGTGGCAATGCTTCAGGCGATGCTGGGAGTGGAAGTTGACGGACAGTTCGGGAATGACACATATAATTCCCTTAAAGTTTTCCAGAAAAATGTTGGCGTAAAGGCAAATGGAACTTGCGGCATTGATACCTGGAAGAAAGTGATTGAGCACATGAAGGCGAATACGAAATAACGTTCTGATTGATTTTTCCTTCAGAACAAGGTATACTATCAACAGCCGCACAGGGGTTGAACTTATGATGTATAATATCCTGTGTGGCTACGCACAAGTGAAGAGTGCAGACTGATTCCACCGTGCATGAACGGAAGAGCTGTATGTCCCAATTCGGGGGCTGTTAGCAGCGGCACGAGCGGACAGTCAGAAAAGAGTTGGGCCTAAAAACCCGACTCTCTTTTTTTTACGTCAAATTACGATGTTGTGAACAGATATAGATTTACACGGTTAGTCACAAATTAGTCACAAACGAAGTCCTGAAACCCGCATAAACAAAGGATTCTTGAAGATTTTCATTAAAATTAGATTAAAGAAAATGTCTTTGCGAAATCCCTTGTAAAATGCGGAAAAGCCAGTAGAATAAAGCCTTTGCGGACTTTTGTTAGAGTAATTAAGGCAGTTTAAAAAAGATAAAAATAGGAACGGTTAGTCACAGTTAGTCACAAATGGGACTTTTATCTTTTCTATTTCTGTTCGGAGTTCTTCCAGGGTTCTGTGACCGTATACAGCGTTCGTAACATCGTTTCCGAACGAATGTCCCAACATCCTCTTCCGGTCGTTCTCCCGGACGCCATATTTTTCACACAGGGTAGAAAAAGTATGTCGACAATCGTGCGGCGTGTGTTTCGGGTTGCCGGTTATCCCCAGTCGTTCCAGTGTAGGGTAGAACAGGGCGTTTCGGTGTTGCGTCTGAGAATAGATACAGAGCCTGCCGTTTTGTGTCAGGACCTTGTTTTTTGCAAACTCATATATGGCTGAATGAATCGGAACAATCCTGTCTTTTCCGGCTGCGGTCTTAATACCTCCCTGGAAATATCTCTCTTCAAGATTGGTCGTAAGCTTCAGGACCTCGCCAATTCTCCAGCCGGAGTAACACATAATCAGAATGAGCTGCACTTCTGGGTCGTCGGTGTTCTGCCAGAGCGTCTGAAGCTCCAAATCGGAAAACGGGGTCCCATGCTCAACGTCATCTTTTGCTTTGACAGAAACATACAGTGCCTTGTTTTCCGTGACTATCTCTGAGTAGATTGCGAATTTATACATTTGTTTAAAAAGCATGAGAATCGTGTTTAGACTCTGCTTTTTGAGCGGGCAGTCGTTAATAACCTTTTGCAAATCCGGCGCCTTCAAGTCTTCAAATGTACGATCATGCAGGGACTTGCTGTTAAGATACCCACAGTGGTATGCGTTCCTTGAAGACTTCGACAGATCGGTGTCTTCCGGGAACTTCCATGCTATGAACTTTTCGTATACCTCTGAGAACGTCAATTTGTGCGTTTCCGGGTGTTTTTCTTCTGTGCCCTTAAATGTATTGTAGTCCGACAAAATACGGCTTATAAGGGCGTCTGCGTCCGTTGTAGGGGCAATCTCAAGTTCCTTTTCCATACCCGGCTTGTACGTCCCAGCTTTGTAAGCTGTCAGAACGGCGAACCCTTTCAGATAGTCGTCAACGTAGCAGATCGCAGGCGGACGGACCACTTTTCCTGTTATGCCGTCAATCGTTGCCGGTGGGTGCACTGCATAGCAGTTTCTTCGACCCTTGCCGAGATAACGGATAGAGCCGAAACTATTCGGCAACTTCGGGTACTTCTTTCTTTTTGCCATAATTTCCCTCCTTGTATAAAAACAGCCCCTGCCGTTAAGCAGGAGCCATGTTATTTACTCTATCTCGTCAATATCAAGAGAATATCCCATCACTTCTCCGACATCTGTACATTTTCCTTTTAATGTAACGGTATCGCCTTTGGTAAGAGATGCTACCTTTGATTTTTGCTCGTCATTTTTGATATTGCACTGTACGCCAATGATTTCAAAATCGCCATCTGCCGTAAGATTTATGTATTCACCAGAAGCATCAATATTAGTAAGTTTTCCGGTGATCTCAAGATATTTACCTTTGTATTTATCAGATGCACCCATGGCGTTGCTATCAAGATCGGACATCATATCATTAACGGAAACAGCAGTATACTCGATCGGCGCAGCTTCTTCTTTTGATTTAGCAGCAGTTTCTTTCTTTTCTGAAGAAGTAGCGGTTGCTGCGCTTTTATCTGATTCTGAATCACTTTCGCCAGCTACAGCTCCGATGATAGCTCCGACAAGGATTATCAGTACAACCCATTTGAGTTTTCCGCCTTTTAATTTCTTTCGGCACTGCGGGCAGACCTTAGCATCTGCCGGAATCTCTGTTTTACAATACTTGCATTTCTTTGTTTTTTCTTCGCTCATGCTTTATTTCCCTCCAATGACGTAGTTTTCATATTTTTCTCTTATTTTCGCAAGTTCTCTTTGCCTGATCGGGACGATCGCGCCAGATACCATCGTAAAAAAATAGCTTACTTCGCTTACCTCGTCCATATTAACTATATAGCTCTGGTGGCAGCGCAAAAATCTTCCGTCAAGACTCTTTTCGATATCATTGAGCTTTCCTCGTTCCTTGTGCGATATTCCGCACGTGCAATGGACCATTATGTATTTGTTCTGGCTTTCGATGTATTCAATATGCCGGAATTCAGCTCTGTGAAAGTAGCCCTTGTTCTTGATAGTAAGCGTTTTTTCACGGATATTTTCAAGCGTCTGCTCAACAACTGAATACATTCTTCCATGCTCAGAGCCTTTAATGATGTAATGAACCGGCAGCACATCAAGTGCATCAAATACATATTCTTTGCGTTCTGTCCAAAAAGTGATATTTCCATAGTATCCGATTTTTCTTAATCTTTTGGCAATCTCTATGCCATTTTCTCCGTTAATGAAGACATCAAGAATTATTATGTCATACCATTCACCATCTGAAACATCGTCGATCAAAGGCTTTCCGCTGGTGTAGGTGGTTAATGTATATCCACCATCACCATGCTCTTTTAGATATCGGTCAATGCTATTTTTGAAAATCTCAATCCGTAAATTATCATCGTCACAAATCGCAATTTTCATGTAAATCATTCCCTTGTAAACATTGTTTTCGCCATTTGCAAAAAAAAGTGTTCAAATATGCTATTTTTATTATAGCATCGTTAAATTTAGTTGTAAATAGACGTTTTTAGGTGATTTATGAAATGAAAATAATAAAAAATATACTAATTATAATAGGAGCTGTGCTTTTGCTTAATTACATTGTTTATTTACCAATGTGTGTAGACGATTATATCCATGAAGAGTCAGGAGTGTATTCTGTCCAAAATGCGTACAGATCTTCTACCCTACATAAGAATAGCGCCCATGAAATAAAGCAGACCATGCTGCCGTTTTTATTCGCCCTGCCACTAAACAGAAAAGACTATATCTTTGATGTTACGAATAATTTCTATGCAATCATAAACATATCGGTGTATATCTGGCAGTTGCCAAGAGCAAACATTAGTGATATAATGGCATGAAACGAACTAATGTTCGGTTATATTTCCCACAGCCGGACATATACTGTAGTGTAGGCGGTAGTTGTGACAGGGAGGGTTATTTATGGATTATAAGAAAGAGATTATTGAGATGATAGAAAAAGCAGACCATGACCAATTATATACAATATTTAGATTTATAATATCATTTCTAGGACTGAAATAAAGAAAAGGGGCAGGAGTTACATCCTGTCCCTATCTTTTTACTCTTCTTTCTTGTCCGCTAAAGCGTTCGCAAGTTTCTGAAGTGTTTCCCATTCTGATTCATTTAGATTAGCAAGTATTTCTACTAATCGTATCTTGAAGCTATCTGCTTCTCCATTCAGAACCGAACCAACGAAATCCGCAATCTCGGATTTTCTCTTATTCTGGATGAACATATCACCTGTTCCCTTAGTCAGCCATTCGTAGTTGACTTTGAATTCCCTACAGATATCCTTGACAGTTCGATCTGATGGAACTCTTTCTCCTTTTTCTATCATCCAAACAAAGTTCTTAGATACCCCGATTTTCTCGGCGAACTCATCCTGAGTCATCTTCGCAGTCTTTCTTATTTGTTGAATCCTGGTATTCACTCTTTTCACCTCCTATTCTTAACTGCAAGTATATAGTAGCACAAAAATCTAACTCTGTCAAATTTTTTGTGAGATTTACGCTTGACAAATCTATCTGAGTGAGATATTATAATAACACAAGGTAACACAAAGCCTTGAGCGTTTACCACAATCTGATAGAAACAAGGCTTCTATCAGATAAAAAGAAACTGCTAGGGGTCTCGTCCCTAACAGCTCTTTACCAAATTTGTTTACCCTATGTACTTTGCAGGCTGACGCCGCATCTGACGAGACCAAATGCTTCTTGAAGCACCTTGTCACTTTCGCAGTCTTGGTTCTGCAACATGCCTAATCGCTGACAAAACAATCAGAGCCGTCTTTGACCTGTTTTGACTGTCGAGGTATCAGTACGGACGGATTAAAAGCAAAAGGAACAGGCAAATTCAAAAGTTGGGTCATGATAACCACTCCTTTCCTTTGCCAATAGGCATTAGCTAGGATAACACAAATAAGTGGTAAACGCAACTAAAAATAAGTAGGAGGTGATTTTTTTTGGAACGTCTTTACACTTGCGAAGAAATCGCTCAGAGATATAGCGTGAAAGTTCCTACCGTGTGGAGATGGATACGGAATAAACAGCTTCCGGCAATCAATCTGAACGGCTCTGGCTACAGAGTGACAGAAAGTGACTTAGTTACTTTTGAAGAATCAAAACGTGTAAGAAAGGAGTGAATACATTGTCTGAGAAAGAAAAGAAGATTCTCGAATCAATAACCAAGGCAGTCCCCAATATGTCAGAGTTTGACAAGGGATATTTCCTTGGAGTCGGAGAAACAATCGCAAAATACAAGAATCCTGATAAAACAGATAGGTTTCTTGAGCCGAAGATTCCAGAAAGTAAGCAGGCAGATTAAAACCATCTACAAAGTTCTTAACTTGGAGGTGAAAACGATTGAGTAAAACAGATATTCAGTATCTATTTGATTATGTAAGGGATTTACAGAGACAGGTAAATCAGTTAAAAGTGGCGGTTCTTACCGGGAAAACAAATGGATTAGAATTTCCAAATCCTATTCACTTAGAACCCGGTGAGAAAATACCACTTGGACATCTTGCAGATGATCTACTTGATACAGAATTTCAAAATTGTGGAAACGATACTTGTGATAAGAGCAATAAATGAGATTACAGTAGTCACTTTAAAACGGTAAGTATCTTCTCTGTATATTTTCATTTCAACTTCACCGTCTTGAGTGACCACATAGCCCTCATACCCACGCACGGGTTGCTTGTGCAAGAATCCTTTAGATGCTAAGTATCTATACATTTTGTGATTCTCGGTATCTTGTGCAGTGGTTCCGTTATTTTTAAGAACGGACTTCATTAACCGATATTGTTTCCCGGTTATCATTTAATCACCTTCTTTCAGAAAGAAGTATATCACGAAAATTTGACAGATGAAAACAATAAAAGAAAAGTCAGAAATGACCGTCCACCGGAACCGCCCCACCGGTGCTGACGATGGCAGGGCAGATGGAGGTGAGAACATGAAATATAGTCCGCTCGGAAGTGGAAAAGTGATATCTCAAACTTTCAATGGTAGTTGTTTGGAAACCACTTTTGAAAGAGAGAACGAATTGAAGTCCGAATATGAAATTTATGTAAACTGGATGAATCCGGATCAGTTAGCAGAAGTTTCATTTCAGTTGCCCTTCCACGATTGGCAGACACTTGAAAAGTCTGAGGTTTGGAGAAATCTGGATGAATTTCTTTCGGAAGTTCAAATCGAATATATTCCGAAGTACCGCCAAGTCCAACCAATTGTAGCGGAAAAGGTTGTGTATAGAAGTCTGTTAGGTTCTTTAGTTGCATTCTTTCGTGATAAATTGATTCGCCAATAGCACGCCCTTTTAAACATGAATAATGGGTTCCGCTATACACGTAAGAAATATTTACGATTGATATGGCAATTCTGGAATGATTGATGATTTCAAAATGAACAATCAACTCATTATTATCTTTCAACTTGAAACTAATAGGAATAAACTCTATTTTTTTTCGAGATTGGAATAAGTTCCATACAGTTCCAGCAGACCCTATTAACCCAAGCATAAAGGAAACATTTTCAAACGTAATGATTTCTTTAGCCGATTTTAAAATTGAAATAATTTGATTTATTTTAATCACCTCCCATCTATAGGGAGTATACCACAAGAAAGGAGCATAAAATGAGCGAAGTTGATACTTACATCAAAGAAAATGCAGAAGTTCATCAGTTTGCCGCAGAGATTGCGAGAATCATATCGGGCATTCCACAGATGCCAGAGTTCTCATCAGAGAGTATGAGCGTATCTGATACAAGCAAGCTGATCGGACTTCCTGCAACATCAATCCGAGCAGGAATTGTATACGGATGGCTGCCGATCGGGACTGCTATCCAGAATAACAAGCCAGCAAAAAGCCTTTCCGGTGGCAGGATCACATACATCATAAGCCCTAGGAAAGTCTATGAAGTGACCGGCCATGTCTGGAAAGGCAAGGCTGCTCTTAATAAGTAGGTGCCCCGGAGGGAGTCGACACCTCCGCCCCGGAGCTTTGCACCCACTAAAGTACCTTAGTGGATAGATACATTATAGTTCTCTATCTGCTAATTGTAAAGACAAATAAGAAAAAATAAGGAGAAATTAGCTAGATATGAGTGAAATTAGAAACGAAAATCAGCCAACATGGGCTGACATCGAAGTATCACTTGCGACTGAAATTGTCGAAGAAAGCAAGAAAAAGTCAAGAAAGTGGTTTACCGCATGGATTGTGACAGTCGCCGCACTGGTGGCGAGCAACCTTGCGTGGATCATAGGAGGTATCAGTGAATGAAAAACATCATCTGTGCCGCACTGATCGGGAGTTTTTCCACATTCCTCCCATTTTGGCAGTGGGGTGGACCGGGCAGACAGCTTTTTGCGGCGGCAATGACCACGATGATTGTATATGGAATTCTCTGGGATATTGATACGCCAGAGGGAAAGGAGAATGAAAATGTATAAGAAAGAGATTGACGAAATTTACGAACTCTGTAAAAGAGTTGCAAATGAAGTTCCGACAGCAAACGCCTCGTTCAATTATTCAATTTATGGCATGAGTGTATGTGGACTTAGAAGGAAGGAAGATGTTAATCTTCCCGAAGACAAATTTAAATGGGATTTGTATCAGAGTGTATCTTTTAATCCATTTTACGAGAAAGAGAGTCGTGAAAGTCTCAAAATAATCAAGACTTTCTTACTGGAACTTCTGATAGATGGGGGGTGCCCGTTAAATGCTGAATCAGACAGAGCTGAAGCTCCTGCCGACAATGGAGCTGACAGCGACAGTGAACGAACTTCTGGAGGAGCTGAGCAGACGGAAGCAGTACATTCTTGACTGGGAAAATCCGGACATGTATCTGAATCATCTTGAGTATCATTGCGCTGGTGGAATCTTTCCAAGCGGCGAGCAGAATCCGGCGAGAGGAGATGGATCTGACAATGTTTACTGTTTCTTTAGCGAGGTGAGAAAAGATGCAGGAGAGAATTGATGAAATCCTTGCTCTGATAGACGAGCAGCTTTCCCTTGTAGCTGATAACTACATCGAGAGTTCATACAAGGCAAGAACATTAGCGAGCTACGTACAAGCTCTGAATGGGCTTTTAACGGCTCAGAAATCATATAAGGAGGAAAAGTACCAGTGAGCGAATTTGAAATCCGTATTCCGGCAAGAAAGAAACAGCCAGCAACTGATAAGGACAACCCGGTCGTGAAAGTTTCGCCAGAAGCATACAACGCACTGGTTGAAATCTATAACGAATCAACCATTTCTATGAAGGATATCGCGAGTTTGCTGATTGTTGAGGGCAGCAAGCATGTGGTTTATGACAAGGAGGAATAGTAATGGCAACACCAGTATTAATTATCGGAAAATCTGGTTCTGGCAAGAGCACCAGTCTTAGAAACTGCCAGAATGAACGCTGGAATCTTATCAGAGTATTGAATAAACCACTTCCATTTAAAGGAAAGATTGACGGATGGTTTACAGATGATTACCAGCAGGTAATGAAGTGCCTGATCGCATCAAAAGCGGAGTCAATTGTGATTGATGATGCAGGATATCTTATCACGAATCATTTCATGAAGGGGCACGCTTCTGCTGGAAAAGGTAATGCAGTGTTCGCTCTGTACAATGATATCGGAGACTACTTCTGGAATCTTATTCAGTTCATTGTAACAAAAGTACCGCAGAATAAAATTGTTTACCTTATGATGCATGAAGAAAAGGATGATTCTGGAGAAGTAAAGCCTAAGACCATCGGAAAACTTCTGGACGAAAAAGTTTGCATCGAGGGCATGTTTACCATCGTTCTTCGATGCATCGAAGAGAGTGGAAAACACTTATTTGTCACTCAGTCCAGTCAGGGAGCGGTAAGCAAGTCCCCAATCGGGATGTTTGGCAGTTTAACTATTGATAACGACCTTGCAGAGGTGGATAAGGTTATTAGAGATTATTATGAATTGGGAGGAACAGACAATGCAGAAACCAAATAATTACGATACTACACAGGCAGCAGGAGAATTTGAACCAATTAAGCTTGGTGGTCACAAGATGGTTATTAAGCAAGTGTCCGAACGTGAGTCAAAACCAGATAATGAGGGAAGAACTAAAAATATGCTTGTTATCCTGTTTGATTTCGCAGAAGGTGATGAACAGGCTGGATATTTTATGAAACAGTTCGAGAATGATATCCGTCCAGACAAGAAATATCCGAATGCCGGCACTAACTATATGATTATTGATGAAAACGTTGATTATGGCGTTCGCAATCTCAAGACTTTTATTACTTGTGTGGAAAAATCCAACCCTGGATTTACCGTTAAATGGGGTGACAATTTCGGGCAGCAGTTCAAGAGTAAACTGATCGGCGGCGTCTTTGGGGTTGAAAAAGACTGGTACGATAACAGAGAAATTAATCGTCACAAACTTGCCCGATTCCGTAGTATTGAAGGAATAAATGATGCTGATATTCCAAAAGAGCGTACCACAAAAGCCTATGACGATCATCTGAAAGAAGAAGCTATCATGGGAGCGAATCCAGCTGGTCCAGATGGATTTATGAATATCCCAGATGGAATTGATGAAGAACTTCCATTTAATTAAAAGGAATTTAGAATATGAATTATTCAGTATATGTTCATGTTTTCCCAAATGGAAAATTGTATATTGGAGCAACAAGACAAGAGCCTAAAAAAAGATGGCGCGGTGGCGGAGGATATCGCAACCAAAAAGCAATGCATGAAGCGATATTAAAATATGGTTGGGATAATATAAAGCACATAGTTTTAATATCAAATCTAAAAGAAGATATGGCTATGGAAATCGAAAAAGCGTTGATAGAAAAATATAGTACGCAAGATACTCTGTATGGATATAACACAAAAGACGGAGGACAGCATTTTGGAGAACATTCCGAACAATTTTTAAGCAATTTAAAAGAAAGAATGTCAGGTAACGCATATTGTGCTGGAAGAAAACTTTCGGAAAGTCATATTGAAGCATTAAGGCAATCAAATCTTGGTACGCATAGACCAAGTAAACATAAAGGCGATAAAATTCACACAAAAGAAACCAGAGAATTATTTTCAAAAAATATGAAAGAACGTTGGAAAAATCCAGAATCAAGAAAAATTTACATGAATGCAGCGAAGCAAAGAAATATGTGTGGAAAAAACAATCCTATGTTCGGAAAACATCATTCAGAAGAATCAAAGCGGAAAATAAGTCAAAAGGTAGCAGGAAGAAAACTTTCAGAAGAGAGAATAAAAAGAATGTCGGATATAGCATTAAAGCGTTCAGTTATACAGATGGATTTGAATGGAACAGAATTGAATAAATTTAATTCGGTTAAAGAAGCAGCAGAATCCGTTGGCGCTTTTCCACAAAATATTGGAAGTGTTTGTTCTGGAAAACAGAAATCATGTAAAGGATTTTTATGGAGGTATGAAGATGATAATTCTGGAAGATACCAGACAGCAGATAAAGAAACATAAATTAAAACATGAGTATTTTGAACAGCATGGAATAGTAGTTAAACGAACAAAACTTTGGGTAGGGGATTACACCTTGCCAACTGACCAAAGCATCTGTATAGACACAAAATTTTCACTTCAAGAGCTTATAAGTGATGTCTGCCAGCAGCATGAAAGATTCAAAGCGGAGCTGATTAGGGCGCGTGAAGCGGGTATACAGTTAATTATCCTATGCGAGCATGGTCCAGATATTAGGTCTGTTGGTGATGTGTATTTTTGGGAGAATCCAAGAAAACACAAAGTTATCTGGAGGACAATAAATGGCAAAAAAGTAAAAACTGTAATATCTGACAAGGCTGTTGATGGCTGCCAGTTATATAAATCTCTCTGCACAATCAGAGATAAATACGGAGTCCGATTTGAATTCTGCACGAAAGAAGAAACCGGGCGGAGAATCGTGGAGTTATTGACATGACGAAAGAAGAAATCAAACAGTCAGTGAAAATGTCCGAGATTCTTTCCAGATATGAACTAAAACCGAATAGAGCGGGATTTATATGTTGTCCTTTTCACAAGGAAAAATCAGCATCCTGCAAAATCTACGATGATTCCTTTTACTGCTTCGGATGTGGAATCGGTGGCGATGTGTTTGATTTCGTAATGCAATACGAATCCGTCCCTTTTAGTACTGCGTTTATTGAGCTGGGCGGCACTTATATATCAAAAAAAGGTAAAAGTCGTAACCAGATCAGACATGAAATGCGGGATATCAAAGCAAAAAAATGCAATCCTGCTCAGGTCCCAAACGAGCTTGAACAGGTAGAAAAGAACATACTTATGTACGAAACAGCACTAAAAACGTTCCCTCCTGATTCAGAAGAGTGGTATATGTGCCAGTTTAATCTTGAGAAAGAAAAAAGCAGACATGAATTGCTGTCTGTTAAGTCAGGAGGTGAGAAAAATTCTTGAAAACATTGAAAATTTACAAGCGCAAGACTTTATGGAAAAGCAGCTGTATGAAGAGCTTTTTTCAGTAAAAAGTAAAATCGACCGTTCGGAAATCAAATTCAAGCTGATGGACCGGGCAAAAAGTGTGAAAGCGAAGCATATAGCAGAAGAGTTCATAAAGGAATTCCAGAAAGCAGAGCAGGAAAAGGAAAAAGAAGAAAAAGCAAATCGTTCCATGCAGCTGGTTGAAAACATCACAAACTTTTATCCTGATTCTGTTGATAAGGAATATCCTAATATGGCTTGTGGCAGCTGGATAGCTACAGAGAATGGAATATTTTCTTCTGAAACATCTAAGGCGAGAGAACTTGTATGTCACCACCCGATCATGCCGATACGCCGACTGAAAAACATTGAAACAGGTGAAGAACAGATCACAGTGGCTTTTAAAAGGGATGGATATTGGACGGAAATAACTGTTCCAAAAATTGACATTGTGACCTCTAGAGCGATAACTAATCTTGCAAGGTTCGGCGTACAGGTTAATTCAGAGAACGCAAGGCTCCTTGTAAAGTATCTGGCAGATGTTGAAATGTACAATGCCGATATGATCGACATACAGCACTCTACAAGCAAGTTAGGATGGCATGGCAATGTGTTTGTACCTTACGACCTTTCGATCGTTTTTGACGGTGAATACCGCTTTAAAACACTATTCCAGAGTATACAGGAAAGTGGAGATTACTTCAAGTGGGTGACTCTGGCTAAACAGCTGCGGTCGTGCGGACGATTAGAGCCACGAATAGCACTGGCGGCATCTTTTGCAAGTGTGCTTGTACAGCCGCTTGATGTATTACCGTTCATCGTAGATTTCTACGGACAGACAGGTGGTGGAAAGACAGTAACGATCAATATAGCGGCATCAGTTTGGGGAAATCCTGCGCCGGGAGCTTACGTTGGAAACTTTCGATCAACAGATACATCATTAGAGACTAGAGCAGATATGCTTAATAATTTTCCAATGATCCTCGATGACTCGAAGAACGCTTCTCAGTATATTCGGGACAACTACGAAACATTGATCTATAATCTCTGTTCCGGCAAAGGGAAAGGAAGGTCAAATAAGGACCTCGGAGCAGCTAAGGAAAATACATGGAGTAATGTGACTATTTGCAACGGTGAGAATCCTATTTCGGAATTTGCAGACTCCGGCGGAGCTATCAACAGAATTATTGAGATTGAGTGTTGCGAGGATATTTACGAGAATCCGGCAGAGATCAACAGCGTTGTCACGAAGAACTACGGCTTTGCTGGAAGAGTATTTGTTGGAAATTTGAAACAGTTCACATCGGACGATCTGAAAGAAATGAAAGCCGAAATTGAGAAAGGTTTTGACGGATATGACTTTCCAGCAAAACAGGTCATGGCTATATCTACACTTCTGCTGGCTGACAAATTAGCTACAGATTTCATATTTAAGGATGGACGTGAGCTGACGGTCGAGGACGTTGTGGACATACCTACACGTAAAAAAGACGTATCTGAGGGACAGAGGTGTTATGAATTCATTCTTGAAAGTCTTTCCGTGTACGGGCAGCACTTTGATGCTCAATTCAGTTGCGATCAATGGGGATTCAAGGAAATGCCAGATGAGTATGGAGATGTATATGTATATTTTTATCCGAAACCTCTTGAAAACCTTTTGAAAAATAATGGATTCTCCAGAAAAGCCTTTTCTGCCTGGGCAATTAATCGAGAATTGATTAAGCATACAGGAAAGAGGGATACGGTACTAAAAAGAGACGGGGGAAGCGTGATGAGGCTTATTGCAGTAAAGGTTGTCAACATAAAAAGCCTCGAAAATGAGCAAGAAAATGAGGTTATTGAAACTGGCTTTCTGCCAACTAATGCCGAAACAAATGTTCCGTTTTCGTAATTTGTAACCATGTAACCGTTGTAACACGAAAAAAAACGTCCTATAGGAGAAAGTTTGAGAGTGTATAAAAAACATATACTCTAGTGATTCTCCTATATGAAAACCTTGGTTACATTGGTTACACGGTTACATACCTCTGAAACCCGCATAAAATAAGGGTTTTTGGCGTAACCAATAGGTCGAAAAAGTCGGTTACACGTTGGTTACAAAATTAAAAAGCATATACAATTAGATTTATTATAGCAAAATTAATTGAATATTACAAAAATATTTAGTTGACATAATTATTACAAGGAGTGGTTACAAAATGAAAAAAGACGATCTCAATAAAAAGCAGAGATATGCATTAGATACGATGCTGTCTGGCAGCAATGTTTTTCTGACAGGTGACGCAGGAACAGGCAAGACAACGGTTATTCAAACGTTCATCGATGAGGCGGAAAAAGCTGGTAAAAATGTTCTGGTATCCGCCACTACTGGAATTGCAGCGGATAATATCGGATATGGGGCAACTACCGTACACCGGGCATTGAATATTTCAATTAAATTTGAGGACTATAAGAAAAAGGTGAAATCCAGAGCTGAACTTCTGAAAGAAGCAGATGTTCTTATCATTGATGAAATCAGCATGTGCCGGTTCGATTTGTTCAATATGATTGCAAAGACGATCATCACGGAGAATGAAGAGAGAGCAGTTGACAGACTTCTAATCGGAGAGGACAAAGAAGACATTCAGTTAATCGTGATAGGCGATTTCTACCAGCTTCCCCCAGTTATCACGACAGATGACCGCAAAATTCTCTGCCGGATGTATGGATCTGATTATGGAAAGGGCGGAAAGTACGAACACGGATATGCCTTCATGTCTGAATACTGGAAAGATATGTCATTCGAATATATTAAGCTTGATGAAGTATGCAGGCAGAATGATGAGGGATTTAAGTATGTGCTGAATGATATTAAATATGGCAACAATATTAGAAAATCCATTGCATATCTGGAGAACAACGAATCAGACAAGGTTATACCGGAAGCACCGTTCTTGGTTGGCACTAATGCAGAAGCTGACAGAATTAACAATACTTTCCTTGGCAAGTTGGATAAAAAGACCGAAAAAGTGTTTCATGCAGCAGTTGACGGCGAGCTAACATCTGCCGATATTAAGAACATTGCATTTGCCAGAGAGGACTTAATTCTTAACATCGGTGCAAAAGTGATGATTACAGTCAATGATCTGTCTGGAAACTACGTTAATGGAACGATTGGCATCATTCAGAAAATTGTGGAAAACGGAGAATTTGAAGAATCTTATCTGGTTATCAAGACTGATAAGGGCAAAACAGTTAGCTTGTACAGATACAGCAAAGACATTGAGAAACAGGTTATTGAGGAATCTGAACAGGAAAAAGACGGTCAGAAAATCGTAAAAGAGAAGATTGTCCGCAAAAAAGTAGGTTCTTTCTCTCAGTTCCCAGTGAAACTTGCCTGGGCGATCAGTATTCATAAATCACAGGGACAGACATTCGAGAAAATCAACATTGATCCTTGCTGTTGGGATCCTGGGCAGTTCTATGTGGCTGTTTCCCGGGCAAAATCCGCTAATGGTATACATTTTATCAGACCGATAAAACAAAGCTATATTAAGGCGTTTAGTAAGGATAACGAGCGACTTCTTGAACAGAGTTTTGAGGTAGAAGAAGGTGTATAAGTATGAGAGTGACACACGAGCAGATACCGAACACTATTAAGTTCTTGCAGATTGACTTCCCGGCACTGGTTCTCCAGACTGCCGGAATCGAAGAAAATGATGAATACTGGCAGCAGGTGACAGAACAGATTCATATCATGTCAGAAAAATATCGAAAAAACGGGTTTGTAGATCATATGCTATTGGCTTATGCGGACTATCTCGAAAAAATGTTTAAAAGAGCGCAGAAGATGAAAGAGGAGCGTGAGAAAAATGTACAAACAGAAGTATAAAGAAGGTCAGCAGATCCATAAAAACATATATCTGTACATCTGCCGGTATGTCAAAAAACATCGGTACGCACCGTCTTACAAAGAGATTGCTGACGGCGTCGGCGTATCAAATGCCACAGTGCTTCGCCACATGGACATGCTGCGGACAGATGGACTAATCGAAACAGATCACCCGAAGACACCGAGAGCGTTCCGGCTGACAGGATATGAGTTCGTAGCAAGGAGGAAGAAGCATGAAACTGTATGAGCTGTTCAAAGGTACTGAATACGTTGGAGAGTTCACCCTTGACGAGATCGCAAGTATCACAGGAGCGCATCGGAGCGCACTACTCAACAGCGTGGCGCGCGGCGTTCTCGTAAATGACTTGTGGGACGTCTCTCCGGCTTACGATCGGACTTTAAACCGGAATGACGACAGTTCATTGCTTAAGCAGTTTGAAGCTGTTACAGGGCAAATCAGGAGGTGCGTGAAGCGTGAGCAGTAAACTTAAAGCAAAGCCACGAAAGCAGAGACTTCCTCTAGCTCAGCCCAATCAGGCAGCACAGGCATTTGGGCGAGCAATGATTAACTGCCATAGTCAGATTAAAAGTATGGAGAAAGAAGCTTACGAAAACGGATTCAACGATGGGGAAGATTGGGCTGATACGATTAATGTCGTTACGACCATGATGGCCCTGAGACGTTTATATGGCTTTTCTACGAAACGTTTACTCACAGTCATGCAGACTGCTAACGAGTACGTTAAAATGGCAAATAGGGGCGAAATGAGCGTCCTGAGCATGATGCAGGACATTGAGGAGAACACAGATGTAATATTTGATGAGATGAATAAGAATCTGGTTAAGAAGATGGGAGTATAAAATCATGTACCAACTGCACAATAGCGTGTCAGTTGCTTACATGGGGAAAGTGAGGATGGAAAATGGATAAATTAAAACCATTAAAACCGTGTCCGTTTTGCGGAGGAAAGGCAGAAATGCTGATTAATGAATATAACGATTCAAAAAAAGAATATCTTGTAGCTTGTACAGAATGCGATGGAATGGTGGAACGCTGGAGAGAAACAGAGGAAGAAGCCGTAGAACAGTGGAACAGGAGAATAAGTGATGAGGAGGACGCGAAATGTTAATCAGAAGTCAGGATAAAGAAGCATTAATCAATTTCAACAATTCAATCGTAGTCAACACCATGGTGGATATTGGAGGGGTAACGAAGATGTTCTGCTCATATTCATGCGATGATTATGTTATCGGGCATTATTCATCAAAAGAAAAAGCCATGAAGGTACTGGATATGATTCAGGAAGCCTATGTAAATGGACATATTGATTATCAGATGCCAGAGGATAGTGAGGTAGTTGTATGATTACGTTTTTATTAGGATTCACCCTTGGGACCATATTCGGCGTGACCGGACTTGTATGTGTAGCAATCATGTACGATAAGCACCACCCAGACGAATAGAAAGGAGAACGGTATGCTGACAAGGAATAAAAAACTGAAAGACTACGGTATTCCGGCAGAGGATATTGAAAAACTGAATACGATGCTGAAAGACTTCCCGGCAAAGTACGGATACCTGCTTACCAGCGCCGCCTTGTCAGCTTGCCCGAAGAACACGGTGATAGCGGATATGGTTATTGAGAATATCCTACACCGGAAAAGCTACAGGAAAATCAGCAAAGAAAGATATATCCCGATGAATCCGAAAGACTTCTACGGATACAGACGCAAGACCGTCGCTGTACTGTATGAGAGAATGCGGTTATTGGGAGTGTGGGAGGAATAAAATATGAGCAGACTAATTGATGCGGACGACTTAATTGAATATATTAAAATATGGGATATTGGAAATAGCATTAGTTCTGACCAGAAAGAGTTTATTGATTGTGTCAACAGGCAGTTTACAGCTTTTAATGTGGACAAGGTTGTGGAGCAGATTGAACACAGAAGAGCAAATTTTGATTGTAAATTATGCAAATACAATGATGATGAAAAAACAATATGTAGTGAAGATTGTTCTGATGCACTTATTGATGATTTATTGGAAATCGTAAAAGGTGGTGGAGTTGAATGAGTAAAGGTAAAGACATTTACACTATGTTCACAAGAGAAGAAAATAAAAAGAATGGAAGACTCGGATATGGACTGGCTACCAGAGAGAAGAAAGATGTTATCAGTCCAGCACAGTACGGAGCATTCTTGCAGAAAAGAGGTAAGAAATCATGAATAAATCAGTATTAGTGATGAATACACCGGAAAATTGTAAATCGTGCATACATATTAGTACATTCCGTGATTTCTGTAGAATAAATTGCAGAGATATTAAGGACATAAGTACTAAGCCTGATTGGTGTCCATTGAAGCCACTGCCGGAGAAATTTGATAACGAGAAAGACCGGAAACTTGGAGATTTTGAGCCACTTTTAAAGATTGGTTGGAACGCTTGCATCGATGCGTTTGCAGGAGGAAATATAGATGATTAATTTAACAGGAAAAAGCGTATTTGTAAAGACGCAGGAAGAATATTTGAGTGTTCTGAAAATAGCAAAGTTTCAGGGGTTCACATGGGCGAGAGAAAACCATTTAGACCCTATCGAAATTCCATTTCCAAACATATTGAATTTTAATGACAGCAAGATCGTTACTTACAGCTGTGCTGAAAAGACATTGCATGAAGCATCTGAAATCGTTGAAGATGAGAAGGAACTCAAAGATGCTATAAGGCTTGTTAGAACATTTGCTAAATGCCCAGACAGAAGAGCATTGACGGAATTATTTATTGAGTCATTGAAGTTACTTGCAGATACTGTAGAAAGTCAGATGGAAGAGGTGAAGTAGATGGAGAGATTAACAGAAAGATATGATATTACACCAGACGGAGAATCAGATGTCTGGGTTAAACAGCACGATTACATTTCAGCGGCGCGAAAGCTTTGCGATTATGAAGATTTAGAAGAACAGGGCTTGCTTGTGAGGCTGCCGTGCAAGGTTGGCGATATAATGTTCAGGATTAATAAGGGTGCTAAAAATCCCGTTATCGAATTAACAGTAACGCAAATTGACATAACAACAAGGTCATACAATCTGGAAGTAATTGATAGAGAATGCGGCGAGTTAATGTGTTTCAAAAGTGATATTGGCAGGACAATATTCCTTACCCGCGAAGAAGCTGAGAAGAAGTTGGAGGAGATGGAGAATGGCTGAATATGTTAAAAAGTCAGATGTAATAAAAATCATGGAAAATAATTCTCACATGATAGAGGTATTTGGAGTTAAAAAGAAAATGATTGACGGATTCGCAATGTGTTGTGATTTCGCAGATCTGGAAACTGTCGATATTGATGAGGACGATTTGGAAAAACAGATTCCAAGGAAGCCAATTGATAAAACAAAACCAGATGATACCGCAAGCCTTGCTTATGAAAATTGTAATATTATTGTCTGCCCAACCTGCGGCGGACGGTTGAAACTGAAATCAAAAGGGAAATATTGCGATAAGTGTGGACAGAAATTAGATTGGGGAGGAAGTGAAAAACCATGACAGACAAACCTACACCAGACATAACCCCGCAACTCGCCATATCAGCATTCACAGTACTGCATCAATATTGCAGCTCAATCAGTCCACATGACTGCATCAGATGCACATTTTACGAACATTGCCCGGAGTGCTTCATGGGGTGTCCGGGAGATCAGGGCGAGACGATCAGGAAATTACAAAGCAATGAATAAAATTAGAGAGCTGGTATTTACCGGCTCTTTTTTAGCATAAAATTCCTCAAACATGTACCACAACTTTTCTGCTGACCTGTGATAAAATATACTCAGAAGTATTACTATGCGATTTTATAGCTTAATTCAGAAAGGATATGATTGGATGTTGATAAGATGGCAAACGAGAAAAATTTAATACCGAATTCTGAACGAACTCCGAGCGAACTCCGAGAAATAACTAAAAAAGGCGGTATTAAGTCGGGAGAAGTACGCCGTCAAAAAAAGACCCTTTCTGAATTAGCAAAGATGATAGCCGAGAACCCTGCCCCGACTGCTGCAAAGAAGAAGCTCACAAAGATGGGTATATCTGATGAGGACGCGAACAACAACGCCTGTATTGTAGCTGCTGTATACGATAAAGCTATCAAAGGGAACATGCAGGCAGTGGACAAATGGGAACAGTTAGTAGCCGTATCAAAATCAGACGAAAGCAAATATGAACTTCCTGCCAGAGTGCTCGGCAAGGCATTCGTGGATATTAACCGACAGATTAAGCCCAACATTGAATATGTATTCGAGGGCGGCCGAGGCGGTCTGAAATCTTCATTCGTAGCTTTTAAAATTGTTGAGCTTATCAAGAATAATCCTCAGATGCACGCCTGCATTACAAGACAGGTGGCCGGTACTCTGAAAGATTCTGTATACGCTAACATGAAATGGGCTATCAACGAACTTGGACTGATGGAAGAATTTGAATGTAAGGTGTCACCACTTGAGATCAAGTATATTAAAACAGGACAGACAATATACTTCCGTGGTCTGGACGATGAAACCAAGCTGAAGTCTATTAAACCGGAATTTGGATATATCGGAATCCTCTGGAAAGAAGAAAAAGATCAAATGAAGGGAGATGCTCAGGAACGTTCTGTTAATCAGTCAGTGCTTCGTGGTGGTGACGAGTCCTATGATTTTTCATCGTATAACCCACCAAAATCAAAATCAAACTGGGTAAACAGGATTAAGCTCATACCTAACCCGAAAAGAGTTATTCATCATTCGAGCTATCTGGAAGCCCCGGCGGAGTGGCTCGGACAGAAGTTTATTGACGATGCAGCGCATCTGAAAGAAATCAATCCAGAAGCCTATGAGCATGAATACTTAGGTGTTCCAAATGGTGACGGCGGGAACGTATTTGAATATCTGGAGATTAGAGATATCACAGACGAAGAAATCAGTCGCATGGACAAAATATTTCAGGGGTGTGACTGGGGATTTTTCCCTGATCCGTATGCTTTTATTCGTTTGTATTACAATCATAATACTGAAAAGATATATCTCATTGATGAAATTTACGAAAATAAATGGAGCAATAGGAAATCAGCAGATGAGATTCTAAAAAGAAAATACGATGATTATACTATTACTTGCGATTCTGCCGAACCTAAATCAATTAATGATTATAGAGACTTTGGACTTCCAGCAAGGGGCGCGATAAAAGGGCCTGGAAGTGTGGAGTATTCGATGAAATGGCTTCAGACAAGAACTATTGTTATTGACCCTAAGAGAACGCCAAACGCTTACAAAGAGTTTTCAGAGTATGAATATGAAAGAGACAAAGATGGAAACGTTATAAGTGGATATTCTGACGAGAACAACCATTTAGTCGATGCCTGTAGGTATGCAACAGAATCATTATGGAGGAGAAGAGGGACCAATGCTTAAAAGAGGATATAGTCTAAAATATAGACGAATATATAAAATATGGCAAGGGATTCGCCAGAGATGCAATAATCCCAACGACAAAGACTATGAGGATTACGGTGGGCGAGGGATAAGGGTTTGCGAAGAATGGAATAAAAGCTCAGAAGCGTTTGTTCGATGGGCATTAGAAAACGGATATGCTGATAATTTAAGTATTGACAGAATAGACACAAACTCAGGCTATTCTCCAGAAAATTGCAGATGGGCAACATGGACGCAGCAAGCAAGAAACAAAAGAATGGAAAAAATAAATTCAACTGGTGTTACTGGTGTTTCCATGGACAGAGGGAAATATAGAGCAATAATCTATGTGAATAATAAAAAAGTTGATCTAGGCAGGCATAACACGCTTGAAGAAGCAGCAGAAGCACGTAGACAGGGTGAGATAAAATACTGGGGCGTGAGTGCATAATGGGACTTATAACAACACTAAAAAGGTGGTTTAACATGATTTTCAAAAAACAAGCCGAAGAGGATTTTAACATCCAAGCAGCGGAGTTTCCGGAGATGGAAGCACTGATTAACCGGTGTGCGAACATCTATAGGGGCGTGCCGGAATGGTTAGATGATAAGAATAATATCAAAACGATTAATTTCGCGAAATCTGTCTGCTCAGAAACAGCACGGCTCGCAACACTGGCGATCGGCATTCAGATAGACGGTTCCGCAAGGGCTACATGGCTACAGGAGCAGATTGACAAGGTATATTTCCAGATCCGGCACTGGGTAGAATACGGATGTGCTTATGGAACGGTATTTATCAAGCCGAACGGTGAAAGCCTCGACGTATTTACTCCGGCAGATGTGATGATTGTAGATTACGATAATCAGGAGATCAAAGGAATTATATTCAAAGATTCTTATACTGTTGGACGGAAATACTATACACGGCTTGAATATCATAGGTTTGTTGAGACCACAATAGATGGCGTAACAACTTATCCATACTACGTTTCCAACAGAGCTTATGTGTCGAAGTCCCCTCAGTCAATCGGTGACAGAATTGACCTTAAACAGACCAAATGGGCTGACCTCATGGCAGATACGCCACCGATTCTCAAGGCAAATGGTGAGAAACTGGACGGACCTCTATACGGAGTACTTCGGACACCACAGGCAAACAATGTAGACATTAGCACACCACTTGGACTCCCGATATTCGCCGAAGCCATTGAAGAGTTAAAGGACCTCGACATTGCATACAGCCGTAATGCCGGAGAAATTTTTGATTCGCAGAAGATTGTTCTGGCAGATGATAGACTGCTGATGCCAAGCGGTACACCTGTAGCAGCCATGTCGCCGCAGGGCATGGAGAACAGACGGAACGAGATGAACTTACCGCACTTTGTCAAGAATGTATTCGGACAGGATGAAAAAGAGTTCTATCAAGAAATCAATCCGCAGCTCAACACGGATACCCGTATAAGCGGCATAAATGCCCTTTTAAGCCAGTTAGGATATAAGATTGGATTCTCCAACGGGTATTTCGTTTTTAATGAATCTAGCGGCATTCAGACGGCTACAGGAGTAGAAGCAGAACAGCAGAGGACAGTACAGTTCATTAAGGATGTAAGGGATAAGTTAGAATCCTGTCTGGACGAAGTTATTTACGCATTGAACGTTTATGCTGACCTGTACGGACTTGCACCTGTTGGAGCCTATGAAGTCAATTATGATTTCGGAGACATTCTCTATGTCAGAGAAAATGACCGTGCAAGATGGTGGCAGTATGTGACTACTGGCAAGGTTCCGGCATGGTTGTATTTCGTGAAGTTTGAGGGAATGACCGAGGAAGAAGCGAAGGCAATGGTTAAAGAAGCTCAGCCAGACGAACCAAAACTGTTTGGAGATGAATAGTTATGTTAAGTCCAGAGTATTTACGCCAGATAACAGAGGGCAGTGAAGAAATTGCTGAAGAATTACATCAGTATATCATCTCTGAGATCGTGTCGAGGATGATGGCAAGAATCGGCAGAGGTGAAGACTATATTCTGACCAATGCTGATGCGTGGAGAATCAGAACATTACAGGAATCCGGTGAACTGCTAGAGGACATTCTGGCAGAATTATCCAAATATACCAAACGTGAACAGCAGGAACTCCTTGAAGCGTTTGAAGATGCCGGAATCACTGCAATAAACTATGATGATAAGATATACAAGGCGGCAGGATTAAGCCCTGTGCCACTTGAACAATCCCCGGCTATGATAAGACTCATGGAACGGAATATGCTTGCGACTATGGGAGAGTGGAAGAATTTCACACGAACCACCGCAAGTGCCGCTCAAAGGCTCTATATTGAGCAATGTGACCTTGCATATAATCATGTGATGACTGGGGCGGTTGGGTATACACAAGCCATCAAAGAGGCAGTTAATAACGTTGTATCAGATGGTGTGACAGTCACATATCCATCTGGCAGAAAAGACACGATTGAAACAGCAGTTGCACGTTCTGTCAGAACTGGTGTGGCACAGGCGTGTGCTGATATTCAGTTGACAAGAATGAAAGAAATGGGATACGGTTTAGTGCTGACATCGGCACACATAGGAAGTCGTCCAAGCCATGAAGTATGGCAAGGACAGGTATTTTCCATAGACTGGGAAAAATTAAAAGAAATTAAGCCGGAGTTTTTTCAGGAACGAGATACGTCAGAATATCGTAGAATGCTGGAACAAAAAGCAAGTCACTATCCAGATTTCATTGAAAATTGTCATTATGGTGAAGCTGATGGAATATGCGGAGTGAATTGCAGGCATCATTTTTCAGTTTGGGTGGAAGGAATGCCGAATCCCTACGCAGAACTATCAGCACAGGACAAAGCCGACAAAGGCAAGCAGTACGAAAAGGAACAGCGACAACGTACTTATGAGCGGAGAATCCGAAAAACGAAGCGCGAAGTCCTCGGAATGCAAGCAGCGGTTGATAACTGCAAGGACGAACAGGCGAAATTCGCACTCCAGCAAGACCTTGACCGGAAGTCTTATCTTTTACAGAAACAAAATGCTGCATACAAAGATTACTGCGAGCAGAACGACCTAAGAGAACTGCAAGACCGCCTTATGATAGCGAAATGGAACCGCCAGAACGCCGCAAAAGCCAGAGGAGCGGCAAAACGATATAAAACAGCAAAGGGGATTGACTGATGGACAGATGGGAATATTTCAATCCTAATCCTATTAAGGGTAAGAGAACCGGAGATTGTGCTGTCCGGGCAATATGTAAAGCAACCGGGTTCGACTGGGAAACGGTATTCGCTGGATTAATGATACAGGCGTGTGCTCTGTCAGATATGCCAAGTGCAAATTATGTCTGGGGAGCGTATCTGTATAAGCATGGATACAGACGCAAGCTGATTGAACAATCAGAGCGATATATCTATACAGTCAACGACTTCTGTACAGACCATCCGACAGGCACATACATTCTCTGCATAGATGGTCATGTGGTGACAGTGCAAGATGGCAAATATTTTGACACATGGGATTCCGGTAATGAGATTCCAGTATATTACTGGGAAAAGGAGTAGCTAAATGAGCATATCAGAATTTGTACAGATTTTCCTCTCTATCTGTGGAGGGGTGTCCATTGTCGGAGGGGCGGCAGCCGTAATCTTTAAGTGGATTACACCGGCGTTCAGACTTAATAAGCGAGTAGAGACACTGGAAGAACATGACAAGCGAGATTATGAAAGTCTTCAGAGAATTGCAGAACGTGACTCATTAATCCTGGAAGTGTTATCGACTATGCTGGATAGCCAAATCAGTGGGAACAATGTCGAGGAGTTAAAAAAAACAAAACAGAAACTCACGGAGTATCTTGCACAGAATCAGCGTTAATTGCATTAATAAGGGGTATGCTCATGAAATTATATGTGTTCACTAAGAAAGATATAGATAGATTTTTGACAGAGTGTAATTTCACGCCGGACGAAGAAAAGCTATTCCGACTGAGATGCAAGGAATATACGCTCGAATACTGCGCTGAACAGATGAATGTGAGTATATCCACGGCGAAACGATTAAGCCGCCGGGTGAATAATAAAATAATCAAAGTATGCTGATACGATAAAAGCCCCGGAGATTATCCAAGGGCTTTTTTGCAATAAGACTATTAATTTTTTCATCATTATGGTATAATATCGTTGTCGCTTGCAGAGGATGTTCTGTAAGTGGAGTGACCAACAATTCCGGTCGCCGAGGGTTGAAACAATAATTTTAAGTGTAAAGAGCTGGTTTTCGGCTCTTTATTCTTTCGCATTTTTCCCGTCCCCGTAACATTTGTAAAACGCCACTGTAAGCTCCGCCAGTTCCTGCGGCATAAGCTTTTCTTTTAAGCTGTCCGGAATACGGCTGTAGTTTGCTCGGAATGTATCAGAACATCTACCGATACTGCAAGCCTTCTTGACTTGTTCGAGCTTGTACATCGCTCCAAGTTCTTCCATACTGATTTCTCCAGCGTTAACGGATTCCCGTCCTTCTTTTGTTAAAATAGACATTGCCTCTTTCTTATTGATAATTCCGATTCCATTAATTCTCATGATATTTTCCTCCTTTTTATAAAATGCGATATCTCACGATATCTTCAACTTTCTCAGGACTTCCATACCAGTATTTTTCGTCTGGATTCCATTTAAGCCCAAATTCTTTTAAAGTCTTTCTACAATAAAAAGTATTTCCAGAAACGACTCCATCGCCAAGATTAAAAAGAACTTCGCGTCCGTCAAGGCAAGCGTTGAAATATTTGCCAAGTTTTGCAAGCTTGAGATCTTCTTTGGCTTTTTCCCATGCTCTTTTAAGTGCTACAGAAATAGTGCATTTACACTGTCTTACGATACTCCATGCATTCTTCATGATTTCTGATTTGTTATACTTCATAACGCTTACCTCCTAAATAATTTCTTGTTCCTCTTTCTGATATTATAATATCACTCAACGGGTGATATGTCAATACTTTTTTGAGCTGTTTTAAAATTGATTTCCATGCAAGAAAAAATCCTGGAGCTTTACTTTTATTGATAAACATAGTAATCTGCGATATTATAAATTGGGCTATTTTTATTATTCTTCTATTTTTTTAATATCTTCTCTTACAACTCTCTCAAGCAAACTAATAACATACTCTGGAGGATTGCGTTTGCCACCATCCCAGTTTTCGATGCTCCTTTTAGGAATACCGTATTTTTCAGAAAAAGCTTGCTGTGTAAGTCCAGATAACGTTCTGATTTCGTGAAAATCAAGAGGATTTGAAGAAACTTTTTCGGGAAAAACATCCTCCTCTCTCACCTGATAAGAAAAGAATCCCATCGAGGACGGAAGGATCCTGAAATAGAACACCTCATTGCCTTCTTCTGTCCAGGTTTGCTGCAAAAATATTTTTGAGCGCTGTTCATCTAATGCAAACTTTTCATCTGAATCAGAATAAACAGCATAAGAACATAAATTTCCTGTGTCAGTTTTTATTCTTTTCATTTCATCATAGATAAATCTAGTTCTGACATATCTAACTATACTATATACTTGTTCTATTTTAAGATTTGGAAATAAAATTCCAATCTGTTTATATGTCCTGTTCCAAAAACGCATATTATATTTAGCATCTAGTTCTATTGATACATCACTATAACCATTACTACAAACTGACAGAAGATGATACACTGTATCAATTATTTCCTTATCATTGATTGGAGAAATTAATTCTGCATTATCTGGAAAATCAAATGGTAAAAGATTTGACTTCTCCTGATTCTCAAGATCGTGTTTTACCATGTTCAAAAACTCTTCATAATCGTATTTTTTTAACATCTTATTTCCGCTCCATCTTTTCTTCATAATCGCTCAAAGCTTCTTTAAATTTTCTTTCGCAAATATTGTTTTCGCAATCAATATCGCTATTTAATTCAACGTCTAATTCTCTTGGACTGTAAGCGCAATAACGGTTTTCGATAAACCATTTTGCTTCTTTGATCTCGTAAATAGTTTCCATGGCTTTTTTCATGCGCTCCGGCATTTTCTTTCTACCTTTGGATTCATGAAAATTAATGCAACTGTTTCCATACTCGATCATTTTCTTACGGATATCCTCAGCCCAGGCGATCTGCTTTGGACTACCAATCAGTTCCGGTAATTCTTTACACATATTCTTTGCTTCCCTCCATGCTTTCTTGAGACCAGAGGAAATAGACATTCTCATTTTCTTAACTAACTCCCATGCTCTTTTCATTATTACCGCTAAATTATATTTTTTCATGTCCTTTTCCTCCTTAGTTTTCTTATTTCCTCTTTCTGATATTATAATACCACTCAATGAGTGATAAGTCAATACTTTTTTGACACTTTTTCGAACTTTTTAGATCGATATATCTATGCAAAAATATAGCTATAGAAAGTCATAGAATAAGTCATAGAATAAGTCATAGGAGGTGTACGAGATGGCATTATATAATAATCCTTATCAATATAGTTTTGGTGTTCCGGGACAGATGAATCAATTTCAGCAACAGCCTGTCCAGATGCCAGCTCAACCAGTACAGCAACCACAACAGAACAATAATGGTATCCTGTGGGTATCTGGCGAAGTCGGTGCAAAATCTTATCTGGTAGCACCCGGAACAAGTGTTTTACTAATGGATTCAGAATCAGAGAAATTTTATATAAAATCCACAGACGTTTCCGGTATGCCACAGCCATTACGAACATTTGAGTATCATGAGGTAGGCTCTCAGATGCCCTCTAAACAGTCTGTTCGGGAATCAGATAATAAATATGTCACGCGGCAGGAATACAACGACTTGAAGAGCAAATACGAAGTCATCATAAACCGATTAAATTCTTTTTCTGAACCTGTTAGAGCTAATATCGCGCAGGAATCAGCAGCCAAGGGAGGAAATGCAGATGAGTAATCCATTGTTTAATGCACTTGGTGGTGGGATGCCACAGGGTAACGGTCCGATGCAGATGATACAGCAGTTTATGCAGTTCAAACAGAATTTTAAGGGAGACCCGAAGGAAGAAGTTCAGAAGATGTTACAGTCTGGGAAGATTTCCCAACAGCAACTCAATCAAGTTCAACAGATGGCAGGGCAGTTTCAAAATCTGCTGAAGAATATGAAATAGTACATTACAATCTGGCCAGATTGATGTAAATACACAAAAAGGAGATTATAACTATGGATGGAAATTATAGCTTAGCAGATATTGCCGCTGCTACTGGAAACGGTAGAAATAATGACGGCATGTTTGGTGGAGATGGTAGCTGGTGGATTATTGTTTTATTCATTTT